CAATGTTTATAAGACTTCGCAACGATTTTAAAAGGTTTTAATTTTAAAATGATATTTTTTTATTTTTTTTGTCTTGAAAAAATATTTTATTAAATTAAAATTAAACTTTAAAATTTTAAAATAACGTCTAAAGCCTTATGTTTGTTGAGTTTTTTGTTTTAAAGCTCTTTAATATAATTATAAATTGATTGTAAAGATACGCCTAAAAGTTCAGCAACTTCTTTTTTATTGACTTTTGGATTAGATTTATATATTTCTAAAAACTTCTTCTTTGACGATTTATTTTTATTCTGTGACACGATCGTTTTTATAGCTCCAACCTCGACTGAATTTACTTTTATCTTTTTAGCTGTAGCAATAAAATATTTACTTATTTTTTCAGCGTTTAAAACACTTTCTTTTGAAATCAATAAACTATTACCGCCTTCGCTAAAAAAGTCGTTAAAAACGTGTAACAATAACGCAAAACGAGGTATATACGATTTCTGTTTAGGTAACATCGATTTCATATATTCGTTTTCGTTGTCGTCGTTTTGTACCGTTGTTATTTCGTTAAAAATACGTTTCCATTCTTTTTTAGCATCGTCTGAAAATCTACACGTTAAAGGCGTAATCAATCCGTCTTCGTCTCGTTGTATTACTCTCAATTTAATCGTTTCGTAAAAAGATATAATCGTATCGTTGTACCACGAAATAGTATTAATATCCATTTCTTTATCGTTATACGTGTCGATTGTTAAATTTGGAAACGATAATAACATACGATCCATAAATCCGTTTTCTTTGTTTTCGTCTGTATAAAACGTATTTAATATACTTGGTTGTATTCCACCGAGTACAGGTATCAAAGGATTTTCAACGAACGAACCACGACGAGATAATCGATTTAAGTTAACAGCCTTACCGGACCAGGTAGACAACCAAAACTCTAAATCTGAACCATCTCGATATTTATTCATATCTTTTAACCACCCAGCAAGTTCGTCTTTAAAAACACCGATTGCGTTGTCTGATTCTTGATGTAAATCAACTAAAGCCTCGAGCGTAATATCGTTTGCAATAAATTGCGATTTAATAGGTCGATCTACTTCCTCAGCCTCTTGTTGTTCCTTTTTAGTCAAAGCGTTGTAATAATCAAAACGATCTAATTGTTTGTAGTAATTTTTAATCAGTTTCGAATTTAGTTTTAATAAAGGAAATACAATATTATTAATCGAAGGAGTTTTTCCAAGTCCTGCCTTACCAACGACTGAAATCCAAATCGTGCTGTTTTCATACCATCCTTTTTTTACTTCGATATTCATTGCGTTTCCAATCGATACAGAAATCAACCAAAGTAACGAGCAACCCATATAATCGATCGAACTGTCAAGCGTTTCTTTACATTCGATAATATACGATTGTATCGGTTTTGGAAATATATCAATCGGGAAGTTTAAATCCTCAACTTTAATATCGATTCGTTCGGTAGGTTCTTTTATCAATTTACGTGAACGAGTACCGAAACCTTTTTGATATAATTCTGATCCAGCTTTTGCAAAGTCTCCAAAATGATGTTTATAAGCATACGCAATAAAAGGAGTTATTAATTTTTCTGCTGGGTAACACGTTCCTGTAGAAAATAAATACATACAACCGCTATTTTTATAAACGTAACCAGAATGCGGTGAAGCAGCTCCGTGTCGTTTAATAATATATTTATCGTTTAACGTTCTAACTATCGTAAAATCATCGCTTATAACGTCGAAAATAGATTGTTTTTCGTTGTAATCATCCCAAGGTTTTAGCTGAGTGTCTTCAATTTCTTGAACCTTTGGAGTAATTTCGTTTGGTATGTCTTCCGTATAGTTATACGTTTTAGAACACGACCAAAGTATAAAACGATCCTCGGGTGTTATTTCCTGTACATCTTGATAGTTTAAAGTAGATAACGTATCAGGATAAAGAATAACCATACCGCCAACGCCTCGAGTTTCTATAATAGCTTCTTGGTGACCTTTTAATCTTGCGATTTTTGTGTTACCTTGAATTTCTGAGCAACGATATAAAATATGGTAACCTTTGTTTTTTGTTTTTTTGATTACAAATTTTTTATCAAAATCATCAATATTATCTTTTAAAAACATAAGGTACTCGTTCCAAAAGTCTTGCATTTCTTTTAAAGAGCTAAAGACTTTTAAATCAATATCGATAACCTCTAAATTGTTGTAACCTGTTACGATTCCGTAAAGTGGCGAATTCAATCGCTCAACTTCGTCTGATGTTCGTGATTCTGTTTGATGTTTTTTCCAAGCACCGTCTGGAGATTTATCAAACTTGCAAGGTATTACCGAGTAACCTCGTTGTGTTAATAGTTTTAAATAGCTCTTATCCATAATTTAATCGTTTAATATTTGGGTTGCAATATTAATCAATTTTTCTTTATCTTTACGATACGCCTTAATTATTTCTGAAATTTCAGCGCACTCGTATAATTCTGTAAACGCTACTTGGTTTATATAGTCTTCGTAATAACCAGAAACCTCAAATGTTTCGTCTTCTTTTTTGTTTGTAAATTCGTTATATAACGGCGTGATCAATTTTAATTTTTCGATTGTGTTTTTTAAGAAATTACCCAATACTTTATTAATTCCAGAAATAGTTGGTAAACTGTAACGAATATCCTCTAATTGTATTTTTAAAGATTCAGCCTGTATAATTACTTTAGTTGTCATCGATGCTAAAGATTCCAAAAATTGTTGTTCATTAATAACGACTACTTCGCAATCTGGCAGGTTATAATACGCAATGATATCTTTAGCTTTTTTATCGTTTAAAGCATACGTTCCTAATGATAACTGTTTTGTAAAATATTTGTGTTTACCGTTAAACCATTTTTTATCGTTAACATTTTGTATCATATAAAGTTTAGCGTTCATGGTTTTATTTGTTTAAAAAAGTTAAATATGCTTTGTACGATTCGTAAACCGCTTGTATTTGTTTAAATTCTTCTGTTTCTCTTTGTGTTTTATAAACCTCATCGCTTGAGAAAAACGTATCCCACTCTTCAATTGTTTTTTCTTTGCAACCTATTTGTATTTTATCGCCTATAATTGAATGCGACCATCTACAAAAAACAGGTAAATATGCGGTTTCTTTATTGTTGGCGTTGAATAAATTAGCGTTGGATAAACGAGCGTTGGATAAATCAGCGTTGGATAAATCAGCGTTGGATAAACGAGCGTTGGATAAATCAGCGTTGAATAAATCAGCGTTGGATAAATCAGCGTTGGATAAACGAGCGTAGGATAAATCAGCGTTGAATAAATCAGCGTTGAATAAATCAGCGTTGGATAAACGAGCGTTGGATAAATCAGCGTTGGATAAATCAGCGTTGGATAAATCAGCGTTGGATAAATCAGCGTTGGATAAACGAGCGTTGGATAAATCAGCGTTGGATAAATCAGCGTTGGATAAATCAGCGTTGGATAAACGAGCGTTGGATAAAGATACTTTTTCTTTAACCGCTTGTTCTACCGCATCTTTAATAGTTGCGTTTTCAGATTCATAGGTAAATAATACTTTACCAAAGATGCTTTTAATTTCAATTTTTGTCATTTTCTTGTTGTTGTTTAATTTGTAAATATTCAATTTCTCTTTGTAAATAATCCAATGCTTTTTTTAAATCCTGTAGTTCGTCTGATTTCTTTCCAGCTCTCGCTACGTATTTCATAACGTTTCCACGATTAAAGTTTAAATCATAATCTTTGCATACGTCTATAATATCGTAGCCTTTGCCGTTTTCGTAATGTAATTGTGATGATCTCATTATTCTAAAAATTTTTCTATTGCTAATTCCTCAATCGCTTCGATCTGTCTTACTGATAATATGTTAAACATATCGTTACCACATATAAATATTTGACAATCGTCTATACAAGCTCCTGAGTTTGTTTCTCTTTCTCCTGAAACGTATGTACCTATTACATCAAACTCTACATCGCAGTAGGTGACTGTTACATCTAAATTTGCCATCTTATTTATTAAATTTTTTTATTTTTAATTTCACTCCTTTTTTATGACCAAATTGTACTTCTGTCACACTCCCCCAAACTTTTTTACCTGTTGATTTATCTATATAAAACATTTTAGAACCTAAATCAGGTTGACCTATTTTTCTCCACGTTTCTGAGTCAAATATTCTTACCGCCATATCTTATTTGTTTTTAAGTTACTATAATACATATTACCCAAATTATTGCATACAAAATTATTGAACCGTATACCATTATAAAAACCCAATCAAAACCACTGAGTGTTTTTTTTATTTTGTGTATGATTTTCATAATCTTATTTATTTTCAACGATTTCTATTAGTTTTTTTAAACATTCAAGTTCTGCCTCTTCGTAAGTAGGGTAGAAAATACTTCTAAATATACCTTTATGGTGTTTACCACATTTTACTACGTTAAAAAAGTATTGGATCCTTTTTGAGTGTGTTATATTATCATGAGGTATTCCTACATTTATAACAATATGTAAGCCATACCTCTCTCTAAAAAATCTAAACGCTTGTTGGTAAAGTGGTGCTAAAACAAAAACATAATCATCATTTCCACCAATAGGTTCTCTCCAATATTGTACTTTTTGTTCTAATGTACTACCATAAGCATTTTGAGTATAAAAACCAATACAAGGTTCATCAAATCCTAATTCTTTTAAGGATAATGCCTGTTCGTATGGAATAAATTCTTTTTCCATCTTATTTGTTTTTAAATGTTTCGTTAAAGTCTTTAATTGTTTTATTTAACCTACCCATAGAGAAGGCTTCTTTTAAATCTTCCTTACTATAGCCTTGTTGTTGTTCTAATTGAGAAATATACCTCATTACGCTTATTGGAACTGCTAAATAATCTTCTTCGGCATTAGCTTTGTAGTACGCTAAATCTCTTACTTCTTCAAGTGTTTCTTGTTTAGGTTCTTGAATAACATTTCTGAATGGTCTATTACATTTAGGACAAGTTGTTCCTAAATAAAAACCACTTGTATCTTGACAACATTCTTGTTTAGGTTTCAACCCTGATATTTCCTTAAATTTTTCCTCTCCTCCACAATGCTCTATTATTTGTTCGTGCATTGGTTTAGGTGCTTCTCCCCAAATAGGTTCTCCATCAATGCTACTTTGTAGTAGTACTTCTTCTTTTGGAATGATGATTTTGTAACCTGGTTTTAAACATCTTTCGTTGGAATCACACTTACAGGATCTTATTTCCATACACCCAAATGTTACACCTATCTTCTCACAAATCGGATTCTTAACAAACCATTTAAGGAACTCATCATCAATTTCTTGAATACCATCTTTGTTTAAGTCTTGGTTGTCTGTTAGAATTATTTTTTGTAAATGATTTGGATTTACTCCATATAAGCTTTTTAAACCTTTTATATCTTCATTTTTTACATAAACAGGTTTGTTAAATGCTTTTGCATTATTGAAATACCATCCCTCTTTAATTTCTTCCTTATAAGTGATGTAGATATGTTGGTTTTCGCTATCTAAAATTTGTGGCATCAATATGTCAAACAATCTTAAATCTTTGTAAACTTCTTTTCCTTTTTTAGTTAGATAACCTAATCTACTCGGTTTGTTTGTTGGTACTACGTGTATGTTCATATATTATTTGTTTTTAAGGTTTGAGTCATAATTCTTAATACCTTTTAAATACATTTCTTTTAAATGTTGCTTTTCCATTTCTTTGGCTTCTTCAAAATACTTAATTCTCATTTTATCTGCATCCGATGATGTTATTTCATCTCGATTTCTAAGCCAAGTTACATACATATATTTCTCTGATAAAAAATCTACTGCTGTTTGTTTCATATTAATTACCATATTTGTTTATTAAAATTACATAAATTACAAACGCTACTAAACCGATTGCAGTTATTACTCTTGATTCTTTTTGTTCCTGTGTTTTCATAATTGTTTTTTTTAATTGTTGTTATCTGAGTACAAATATATAACTGTTTTTTAATTACAAATCATAAAACACACATTTTAACAAAAAATTAACATTTGAATATAAAAAAAGGTACTAAAAAATAGTACCCTTTATAGTTGTGTTGATTTAGTTTAGAACGGCAAATCATCCGCAGCTGCAGGTTGTATAACTTCAGC